CAGTGAGGTTGCAGCTATAGAACGTCGTTTTCCTTTTAGGCTCGTCCAGTTTGTTGAGCCGAGTTTTACTGACCACAATGGCAACATTGACACTTTGCTCGTTTCGGGACACGAGGATCAGGCCTTCTTTTTCCAGATCGAGGTGTATGACCTCAAGTCCTGCGAGTACCAGATTCTTGCCAATGAGGTTAAAGATTCTCTTTACTGGTCACTCCGAGAGACTCAACACTTTATTGCAGGTAAAATGCGCGACCACATTCGATCCCAGCGGGAACAAATGCAAGCTGTCGCACTTAAATTTTGCTCTTGTGGTGTCCAAACGAGGTTTTGTGAGGCAAACTGTGACATTTCTACGGTAGAAGGCACCTCAATTATTCCCTATGCTCAGCCTATCGATGAGAAGAAAGCGACACAAGTGTTGGCGCAACTCGCAAAGGTTGTGACCGACAATAAAGCTGCCATTGCAGGTGTGGCAACAGCGATTGTGGCGGTCGCTGGTTTTGTTGGGGTTACAAAGCAACGGTCTGTGGAGCCCAGAATTAGCCCCGTTTCTACTTGGTCCTCCCTTAAAGATGTCCCTGTGACTCAAATACAGAAGAGTACGTCACCTAGTGCTTGGCTACAAGTACTCTCGCAGAACACTTGGGTCCTCACCGTTACTCTTTCGGAGAACAATGTTACGGCGCGTTGTCAGTGTCTCTTGTTACAGAATGGTGTTTTTGTTACGGTGGGTCATATTTTCGGCGAGTTCTCACCAAACACTACGGTGTCGTTGCGGCGTATTGAGTTCCCAGATTTGCCGAATAATCTTAGTCAATCAAATGGACCTTTTCCACTTGGTGCGTGTGAATGGCGACAAGTTAGCGGCACAGATGCCGTGCTGATTGTCCCGCCTAACATGCCAAGGGATAAAGGGATGTTGGCTCACTTTCTGGAGCATGGCACTTACGCTGGGACCAGTGTGTTACATCGGTTTACATCGACACCTGAGTATAAACATGTTGTTGAGCCCTACGTTGGAGTGAGTGAGCAGGAGATTTCTTGGCCTGTAGGGGTGCGTAACACCCACTACGTCTTACCAGTGGTTTCTGAACCCTCACAGTGCGGTTCCTTCCTTGTTGGTTCACACGAGAGTGCGAACTTTATTACCGGCATCTTGTGCGCAACGTGCGAAGTTTCTAAGGAGTCATATGTTATTCCGCTCAATCAACACCTCTTGTGCAGTGAACTTTTTAAACTTAAGAAAGCAAAGGCTGAGGTTCGTGAAGTTCTCCGTGGTACATATGGGGTCGTTAGAGACCCTTTCCCTCATTCAGTTTTCAACTACCAAAATCAGTCTGTTGTTAGTTATGAAGGAAGTGTAAAAGGACGTGAGAGCCCCAAAACTCACTGTAGTCCAACGCATTTGTACGAGGGCATGGTTAAATTAGGGTATCATCCTGAGCGCTGGCAAGCACCGGAATTTAAAACTAAGAAGACCACTGACGGCAAATATGTTAATGAGGCGTCAGCAATACCGCTCAATGTCAAGAAGATCCTCGCACCGAAACCCGCGCTGGATCTAGAAGTTTTACAGCTTATTGAAGACCATGTTGTGAAGTCTCTTGAACCATTCTTTATAGGCGATTACAGTCCGTTAAGTCTTGAGGAGGCGATTAATGGGAAGGATGCCCAGGAGTGCCTAAGTGTGGCAACATCTGCAGGCTTCCCACGATCTGGAGCAAAATCTCAATTTCTTGATTGTGTTGTTCTACCTAATGGCCGTCCTTGGTACTCTCTGAATAAGGAGTTGAAGGACGAATACGATCGTCTGATGGGTTTCATAGATCAGGGCTTCTCAGTTAAACCTGTGTTCAAGGGAACCCTTAAAGACGAGGTGGTCACTCGTGAGAAGAATGCTCTTGGCAAAATTCGTATGTTCCTGGCCTCCCCGATGGTCTTCTCGATTATCGTTCGTCAACATTATTTACCTTTTATTCGAGCATATAAAGCTTGTGCATTGGCCCCTGGAGCAGAACACGCTTATTCCGTTAACCATTGTTCTCCCCAGTGGCAAGATCTCGCATGTAGCCTTCGTGAATTTGGTGGTAACTCTCCTGGTGTTTTTGGCGCAGGAGACTTCGGCAATTTTGATAAAGGTATGGGTGGTCAGATTATGGAGTCGGCATTTAACATTATGCATCGGCTTATGGGTGGTGAAACACCGGCTTTACGGGCTATCAAATTTGATATTTCGTACCCTTTCGTGTGTGTCCGTGGGGATCTTTGTTCTCTAGGTGGCACTAACCCTTCCGGTCACCCGCTCACTACGATCATCAACTGTCTCGTGAACACGATTTATCATCGTTATGCCTATGTTAAACACAATGGTTCTCTTGAGTTTTACCGGCGTGACATTTACTTGTCTGTTTTTGGTGACGATAGCATTTTTGCTTCTCGTGACGCCACCCGTTTTAACCAGCGTGTCATGCAAGAACAGATGCGGTCTATTGGCGTGACTTATACAGATAATACTAAATCCTTGGATACTATTGCGCCAGGCACCCCTTGGGACGAGCTTACCTTTCTTTCGCG